GCCATGCTACAGCGCCAACAGCCCTTGGCGGAATTTAACGCTATTCGCACAGGCGCTATGCCTCAGATGCCGACATTTACCGGCGTCCCACAGACGCAGCAGGCAAACACTAACATCGCTGGCATTTACAGCGATAACTACAACCAGCAGATGGCCGCATATAACGCCCAGAATAGCCAGAACAACGCCTTTATGGGCGGTTTATTCGGGCTTGGCGGTTCTCTGCTTGCCGCGCCGATGACGGGTGGCGGTTCGGTTGCCGGTTCATTGTTCGCTATGTCTGATGTTCGTCTAAAGCGCGATATTCAGCGCATTGGTTCGCTGGCTTCCGGCTTGCCTGTTTACAGTTATCGCTACTTGTGGAGCGATGCGCCGCAAGTTGGCGTCATGGCGCACGAAGCGCGCGAGCTGTTCCCAGACGCCGTGCGCGAGTTTGATGGGTTCCTCGCCGTCGATTATGGAAAGGTTGGCTGAAATGGTCATGGGATATTTCAGCCCCGGCGAGGGTGAACAATTCACCTATGAAGATTTGGAGCGCAGGAAGAAAATTGCCGCCGCGCTAATGTCTCAGGCCGGGGATTATTCCCCCGTCCAGTCTTGGACGCAGGGCGCGGCGCGGCTTGCTTCCGGCCTCGTCGGCGGTTTGGAGCGTGAATATGCCAACAAGCTGTCCAAGGAAGGCGGAAAAGCCTACAATGAACAACTAGCTAAAATCTTGAGCGGCGGACAGTCTGGCGGGTCCATGCCTTCCGCCGCCCCGTCTCCCATTCCTACGGGCGGCGGGTCTGCTGCGCCGCGTTCTGTTGCGATGGGCGGAAATCAGACCGAGTTTGTAAACGCCATTATGCCGCACGCCATGAAGGTTTCGGAGCAAACCGGACTTGACCCGCGCCTTGTCATCGCCCAATCCGCGCTTGAAACCGGATGGGGCAAAAGCGCGCCGGGAAATAACTTCTTCGGCATCAAATCGCATGGCCGCGCTGGCGGAAACACCATGCCGACAACCGAAGTCGTCAACGGCCAGCCCGTCCGCGTAAATGATAGCTTCCGCGCGTATTCCGATATGGGCGAAAGCGCGGGGGATTACGCCGCGTTTCTCAGGGCTAATCCGCGTTATCGCGATGTTCTCGGCGCGCAGGGACTAGATGCGCAGATCGAGGCAATGGCCCGTTCCGGCTATGCGACCGATCCCGAATATGGGGCAAAGCTACGCCAAATCGCATCTAGCTTGCAGACGCCTGACGGTATGCCGACAACGCCGGTCCCGTCGAATGCTCCACCCATGTCTTATGCGCCCGGCCAGCAGGCTATCGCTAGCGCGGCCCCGCAGCAGCCCGCACAAGGCCAGCGCCTTGCCCAAGCGGTCACAAGCCCGCCCATCCCCGCGCCCCAGCCTACAGGCAACGTGCAGCAGGCTATGATGGCCGTCCTATCTGACCCGCGCTTTAGCCCGGAGCAGAAGCGGCAGGCTATGCAGCTTTATCAGATGACGCAGCGCGAGCAGCCCAAGTGGGAAAAGCTCAACGATGGCACGCTGTACAACCCGCGCACGGCTGAGACGAAGGGTGTCGGCGGCGGCTTTAAGATGCTGACGGACCCGAATGAACGCGCCCGCTATGGCATCGCGGCTGACGATAAGCGCCCTTACCAGATTGACCCTGCCGGAAAGCTCACAGGCGTCGGCGGGTCCACAACCAATGTCAATGTTGGTGGCGGGTCTGACAAGCAGATATTTGACGTTCTTTCCGAAAGCGCCACGGCTGCAAAATCTGCCGCCACGGGCTTGAATGCCATTCGCGAAGCCCGTTCCGCTGTTGAAGGGGGGGCTATCCTTGGGGCTGGTGCTGATATGCGCCTTGGGCTTGCCAAGGTTGCAACGGCTTTGGGCGTGTCCGATCCGTCAAAGGTTCAAAACACTGAAACCTTCCGATCAGCTATTGCTCCGCAAGTTGCGGCGATGTTGAAAGCAACGGTTGGGTCGTCGCAGATTTCCAACACTGACCGCGACTTTGCTGAAAAGGCCGCTGGCGGCTCAATCACCTTGGATAAGGGAACAATTCTGCGGCTCATGGATATTATGGAGCGCGGAAACCTTGCGGTCATCCAAGGGCACCAAGAGCGGCTTGACAGCGTATATGACGACCCGGAGAAGTTTAAGCGCGAACGCTCACTTTTTGGCGTAAAAGCGCCAGAGGCGCGTCAAGCAGCGCCGCAATCTGGCCAACCAGTTCGCGTTGCATCGCCAGACGAGGCGCGCAAACTCCCCAAGGGCACAAAGATTATTCTCCCTGATGGCCGTGAAGGGGTTGTTCCATGAGTGACCCGTGGGCAGACTTCATCCCCCAAGCCAAAGGCGACCCGTGGGCAGACTTTATTGCGCCCCCGCCCGCTGAGACTGTGAAGCAAGCGGAAAAGCCCGGCGTATTTTACGACATGCTTAAAAGCGCGGGTTCGGGCCTTGCGACGGGCGCGACCTCGCTTCTCGGTTTGCCGGGTGATGCTTTGCGCCTTGGTTCGCGGCTTGGCATCTTTCCAGCTAACCCACCAATCCCTGGTAGTCAGGAAATCAAGTCCGCTGTTGAGGCGCGCACGGGTGAATTTTACAAGCCGCAGACCACGGCGGGAGAATACGCCAAGACTATTGGCGAGTTTATTCCTGCGTCCGTACTTGGCCCCGGCAATGTGGCCCGCAATGCAGGTATTGGCGTTCTTGCTGGCGTTGGTTCTGAGGCTGCGGGGCAAGCCACGGCGGGGCAACCAGCGGAACTTTGGGCGCGCTTGGCTGGCGGCCTTGCGGGCGCTATCGCTCCCGCCGCTATTGGGCGCGCAATCACGCCACTCCCGATGCAAGACCCCACTCGCGCCGCCATGATTGATGCTCTCCGGCGTGAAGGTGTGCCGCTCACGGCTGGGCAAACGAGTGGGTCAAAGTCGCTTCAATATATGGAAAGTCTGTCAAATGATCTCCCACTTGCTGGCGCGCGAGCCGGGGCTATTGAGACGGCGCAAAAGGAAGCTTTCACTGGGGCGGCGTTAAAGCGCATGGGCGTTGACGCGAACCGCGCGCTTCCTGAAACAATGTCGGCGGGGCGTGAAAACCTTTCCAAAACATTTGACGATGTTGCCGCGCGCAATCAGGTTCAAATTGACCAACCTGCCTTGCAGAAGATTGGGGACGCTGTGCGTGAGTACACAGCAAATAGCCTGCCTACTCAGCAAGTGCCAAACGTCTCTAATATTACCATGGACCTAATCAACAAGGCCCGGTCAGGTGGCCTTGACGGTAGGGCATATCAAAGCCTTCGTTCCGATTTGGGCCGCTGGGCGCAGGAAAAGCGGTTTAGTGACCCTACGCTTGCCGGGTTTTATAAAAACATTCAGCGCACGCTTGATGATGCTTTTGTGCGTTCGGTTCCTGCCGGTTCTGATGATGCTATCACATTGGCAACGGCCCGCCGCCAGTGGGGCAACATGAAAGACATTGAAAAGGCGGCGGCAGGGGCGGGGGAAAATGCTGCCCTTGGTTTAATTTCGCCAGCGCAAATTCGGTCGGCTGTTTCGTCCGGCAATAATCGCGGGCAATACGCGCGAGGCGAGGGCGACCTTGCAGAGCTTGCGCGGGCTGGCAATGCCGTCATGTCGCCACTCCCTCAATCAGGAACGCAGCCACGTCAGCTTGCTCAGATGATGCTTTCTGCGCCGGGCATTGCGGCGGGTGGCGTTGCTGGCGGATGGACTGGGGCGGGCCTTGGCGCGGCGGCATTGCCAGTGAGCGCTGGCCTTATGGCGCGGGCGCTTATGTCCAGCCCGGTGCAAGGGTACCTGTCAAATCAGGCAACACAACGCATTCCGCTCTTGGCGCAAGCGACAAGCGGCGCGGACAAGCAATTGATAGGAAGGCTATTAGCCGCCGAATTGGCGGCCACGCGTACGGCGCAGGGCCAGTAAGTCAACCACACCATACCAAGCCTTCGTGAACGTGTAGGCAATCAAAACGCCTAGCACGAACGGCAGATACATGTTTGGCGTGTAATCCCACTGAATATCTGCGGCAATAAACGCCAGCACGATTGCCAGTTGAACGACCCTCATAAAAAACCTCTAGGAGTTTGACCTTGGCTAGAAATGGCTCGGGAACGTACACCGTTCCGACAACCTTCGTCGCTAACACGCCTGCACTAGCGGCTGATGTTAACACGAATTTCACTGATGTGGCTACCGCCCTGACAGGTTCGCTTGCCATCGATGGTCAGTCCGTGATGACGGGGCAGTTTAAGGCGGCGGATGGCAGCGCGGCTGCTCCCGGCTTTGCGTTCGGGGCTGATCTGGACCTTGGATTTTATCGCAAGGGGGGCAACAATGGCGCAGCCACGGCTGGCGGCGCGATTGTGTGGGAATGGAACACCTCGGGCATTACCCTTGCCTCGGGAAAAACCCTAACGCTTCCGTCAGGCGCGGGCGGGTTTGTCCCGTCAGGCGGAATCATTATGTGGTCCGGGACGGTCGCGACTATCCCTATCGGCTGGTTTCTGTGCGACGGCTCCAATTCAACGCCAGACCTCCGCGATAAATTTATTATCGGCGCGCGTCAGGACGACGCCGGGGCGGCAAAAACCAACGTCACCGGGTCGCTTACACAAACGGGCGGCTCGAAGGACGCTGTCAACGTCTCGCATACGCACACGGCGTCCACCGATTCAAGCGGCGCGCATACCCACAGCACTACGTTCCAAAGCTGCAACAACATTTCAGGCGGTGGTGGGCGCGAACTTCTATCCGATGCTGCCGAACCATTCGCAAATGCGACCGCAACCTACACATCAGATTCAAACGGGGCGCACACACACACGGTCACTGTTGACAGTGCGGGTTCTAGCGGAACGAACGCAAACCTTCCTCCGTACTATGCCCTTGCCTTTATTATGAAGTCCTAACATGCCGCTTCGCAATCGACGGCTTGAAATGGGGCAAAAGCCCATCAAGGGGCTTGCGGACGCTGTTGATGCAGAGGATGCGATCAACAAGGGCCAGATGGATACCGGCCTTGATTTGCGCGCCCTAAAAGCTACGACGATCACAGCGGGAACGGGATTGACGGGCGGCGGCGACTTGTCCGCCAACCGCACGTTGACGATGGCGAATACAGCGGTCACGCCCGGCACCTATACGCGCATGACGGGCACGGTTGACGCCCAAGGCCGCCTTACCTCGGCAAGCAACGGCGCAAGTGAATTGCCAACGCAGACCGGGAACGCGGGAAAGGCCCTTGTCACGAACGGGACTAGCGCATCTTGGGGCGAGGTTGTTCGCGCTAGGGCGTCTATCACAGACGGAACAAGCGCGACATGTACGGTCGGCGGCGGCGCTGTCAATATTGCGAGCGTTACGCAGGCGAGCGGTGTTTATACCGTCACATTCACGAATGCCCTAGCAAGCGCGAACTATCAAGTTTTTGTTCAAATAGTCGACCCCGGAGCGCAGAAAGACCGCTACGCGAACAATGTTTCCAGCAAAACAACTAGCAGCTTTACAATCACAACTTATGACATTTCCGGAAATGCGGACACGGCGGTTGCGGCGTTTGATCTAATCGTCTTGGGGGGCTTCTGATGAAAGTAACTCTCACGGCGATGCGCAAAAGTACAAACTGGATCGCCATCCATTGCAGCGCAACGCGGCCATCGCAAGACGTAGGCGCAGCCGACATTCGCAAATGGCACAAGGCGCAGGGCTGGGCCGATATTGGCTATCACTTCGTAATTAGGCGCGATGGCAAAATTGAGAAGGGCCGCGCGCTTGATTCAATTGGCGCGCATGTCGCGGGGTTTAACGCAACCTCGGTCGGCGTTTGCATGGTCGGCGGCGTCAATCAAAAAGACTTTACGAAGGCGGAAAACAATTTCACGCCCGCGCAATGGGCCAGCCTCAAGACCGTCGTTGCTGATTTAGTGAAGCGATACCCTAACGCCAAAGTGCGCGGCCATCGCGATTTTCCAAAGGTGGCGAAAGCTTGCCCGTCTTTCGACGCGATTGCATGGGCCAAGAAAGAGAAGCTCTTAACATGAAAACGCTATTCAAAGTCGCTGCAATCATTGCGGCGGCTTCCCTAATCGCAGGCTGCGTGCTTCGCGATCTCCCAAAATACTGGTGAAAGGAAAGCATCATGGACAAGGATATGTTTGAAAGGCTGTTCCGCACGGCGCTCCAGGTTGTCGGCGCTGTCGTCGCTACGCGGTACGTGGGCGAGGAAAATTGGGCGGCCATCTCCGGCGCTATGCTGACTATCGGCACAACCGCATGGACGATCTACGCGGCCAAGCGCGCGGCGTTGCCCAAGTGATCGAAATCTACATCATTAGCGGCCTTCTCCTGTTTTGCGGCGGCGTTGTTTGGATGCTTGTAAAAGTGTCCGGCGAAAGAGCCGTTGCGCGGGAGAGGGCCAAGAACGCGGTAGAGGACGCCAATGCAGCTAAGAAAGCAGGCGCTATTGTCGCTGAAAATCGCAGCGATGACGATACCGCTGGCCGCCTGCAATCAGGCAAGTTCTAGCGTTTCATGCCCTCCGCTTGTGACGTATTCGCAAAGCTTCCAAGCGCAAGCGGCGGTGGAATATCGGCAGGCCGGAGCGAACATCAGAACAATGGTTACTGACTACGGAAAGTTGCGGGATGCCTGCCGCGCCATTGCAAAATAGCGAGCGCCGAGGCTGCGTGAACAGTCCCGACGCTCTACCAGCGACCGCGCGCAAACGCGGCAGACTGGCCCCACAAGTTAGCCGCAACTGGTTAACGGGCCGCTACTCGGAATGGGGATGTGGAATGGCCGACGAGATAGAGCGCCGTCTAACCGTGCTTGAGGTCGAACACAAGCACCTCGTCGAGTCCGTGGACCACATGTCGCGGAAGGTTGACGAGATGCACTCTCTACTGACGCAGGCAAAGGGCGCGCGGTGGGCTATCCTGATGACGGTGGCTTTAAGCGGGTTTATCGCCGGAAGTGTTGCCCCGTTGGCTAAACTTTTTGGTTTCAAATAATGCCCGCCCGCCTTCGGACGAAAGAGGAAGCCGAAGCTGAACTTGCCACATACGACGCCGCTATCGCAAAGCATGGCTCGTATGAGTATGCCGCAATCGCGCTTGGCATACCCGGACGCCGGGCGCTCGCCAATCGTATTTGGCGCATCAGAAAACAGGTAGAGCGGGGCGAGTTTGGCACGGCTCCCGTCATGCCAACTTTTGCAATTCGTCAGGTTTCTACTCAGCTAGGGCCAAAGGGCGAAACGCAAAAAGAATGGATTAAGCAAGGCCCGCAACATGGCGAAGCCTTCGAGGTTCCGGAGGGCCATTCGATCAAGGGCGTTTCCGCTCTTGTTTCCGGAGATGGCCGAACCATTCAGCAATGGGTAAAAACCAAGGCTGAAAACAGCGACCACGTTATCGACGCGCTCAAGGAAACCTTCGCTAAATACAAGGGACATGCCAAGTTAGTTCCGCCTCCCAAGCACGCGAACAAAGACCTTCTCACGGTTTACCCTATTGGGGACTATCATCTAGGCATGTACGCTTGGAAAGATGAAACCGGCGCGGATTGGGATTTGGACATTGCCGAACGCACATTGCGCGGCACGATGGCCGATCTAGTCTCAAGCGCGGCCCCTTCCGAGACGGGGCTAGTCCTCTCGCTTGGCGATTTTTTTCACATAGACGATAGCAGCAACAGAACGCCCGCCAGCGGCCACGCCCTCGACGTGGATACGCGCCGCGCAAAGGTTCTGCAAGTCGGCGTCAGGCTGCTCATTGATTGCGTGGAAATGGCGCTCGCCAAGCACAAGAAAGTCATCGTTCGCTGCCTTGCGGGCAATCACGACCCGGCGACGACCCCCGCGCTCAATATCGCTCTATGGGCGTTCTTCAATAAAAACGCGCGCGTCTCGGTCGATTGCTCCCCAAGCAAATTTTTCTACCATCAGTTCGGCAAGGTTATGATCGCATCCACGCACGGCGACATGTGCAAAATGGCAGACCTTCCCGGCGTCATGGCGTCGGCGCAGCCTGAGATGTGGGGCGCAAGCCGGTTCCGGTACGGCTACACGGGGCACATTCATCACAAGTCGCAAATCTGCAAAGAGATAAACGGCGTCATCTGCGAGAGCTTCCAAGTGCTACCGCCCGCCGACGCCTGGCACGCTTCCCAAGGATATGGCGCTGGCCGCTCTATGCAGGCGATTACGCACCATCGCGAGACAGGCGAGAAGTTCCGCCACATCGTTTCTATTGTGCCGAACCGTTAAGGCAGCAAACGCGCTGCTTTCGCAATAGTTGCGTTGGACACGTTGCCTGCTCCGTTAGCCACATCCTCGATGACTTCCATCATCTGACGCAGGCCAATAGCCTCAGCGGCGGCGCGGATCATGGCTTTTGAAGCGAAGTCATTGAGTGTCGATATGTCATCAACGTCCATCGTTTCGTTGGCCGCATCAAACATTTTTTGCAACGCTTCTTCGTAAGCATCCCTCGGAGTATCCATGCTCAATCCTTTCGTAGAAGAACTCGTAGAACGATTCTACATCACAGCCGGTCACGCAAACGCGCCAAAAGCAATGGCGCAAGAGCTTATCCAAGCCAACCTGAAAATCATGGAACTTGAGAAGCAAATCAGACGCGAGGAACGCAAAGTCTCCGCTGGCTACGTTCGCCGCGATCCTGGGCACAGGTCACGCCAGCCAAAGCCGCAGTTGGCTAATCCGATCACTGACGACTGGGTTAAGACAGGCGCGGAGGATCAGGTAAGGGCATCCAATGAGTATGCCCCTTAAATGACTGCACCCAACTCCATTTGGAGTCGTCCCAAGATTTCCATACTCCGTCGCGCCACAGCACGACCTCTGCCGACGATTCATAAACGATGTTCTCTTTGTCAGAAACATCGTCTTCCGTGAATATGCAAGCGAGACACATAAGCCGCTCATCTGTAGGCGGGGTTTTTGTTAGCTTCCATTCTCCCATGAGGTTCTCCAATGTCAGACGAACCGGAACAGCTAGAAGACGCCCCCGACTATCCGGTAATGGACGAAAGCGAACGGTTTGCTACGGCTATGTACCAAAGCCACACGGCGGAACTCGCACAAGCCTTTGGCAATGTCCTTGCACAAGCCGTCACGATGCGGCCCGATTCACCATTCGGCCCGGTTACTATTCGGTTGTTGGAAAAATTGGTCGATAGCATAGAGACAAACCCAAAAGGCACGGTGAAGGCTATTCGGGGCGGGAAGGATTAGCCGCCTTCTCTCCTATTGTTGGACACTCGCCTAAATTGATCGTTTGCGGTCAGAAGCGGCCTTTCGTGTCCAACTTCTGAAAACGGGACTGATTTTGCTACGTTGTGGGACAATTCTTGGCCGCACCAAGCACTAAAACGCAACTTTATTTTTCAATGACTTGCGCTTCTGATTGTCCAACCGCATCCGGGAGTTGGACAATAGAAGTTGCCTCTCCGTTCCGATTTAGCTTCGACGCCGCCCCATGCGAGAGGCGCTTGCGATCCGCCGCCCGCGTGTAAAGCGAAGCCATCCCGCCGCCCGTCCAGCCAAACATGGCTTCGAGTTCCGAGACGGTCGCGCCGTTCTCTGCGCATCGTGTTGCGGCAATCTTGCGGACGCCGTGAGCGCCCTTTCTGACGCCAGCAGCGCGGGCTGCGGCTGAAAAGAAATTTCCGAACGATTCCTTTGTCAGCGGCTTGCGCGTGGCCCCGCAGATAAACGCCAAGTCCCCGGTCGGCCCGGCCTTCAATGTCGCCGCCAGCACCGGCAGAATCGGGATGGACACTTCAACCTTCTGGCCGCTCTTTTCCGTCCTGATACTCAGAAAGCCATCGCCGCCAATGTGCTGGCGTCCGATCCTGACCGCATCGCCGCGCCTCAAGCCCGTGTACAGAAGCACATCAAGCCAGACGCGCTCTTTCGTGCCGATAGGCCAGCGGCGCTCATAGGCGGCTACATCGGCCTCAGTCCAAACAGGAAAGCCGCCGCGCGTGCGCTTCTTTGGGTTCTTAACGCCTGCGGTCGGGTCCGCTTTCACAAGCTGCGCCTCGTGCGCCCACCTGAAAAGCCCGCGCATCGCGTCAAGGAAATTCCTGGCCTGCGCTGGCGTCTCTTTCCGGTTGTCGCGGCCCTTCACGATTGCCGCTTGCGTGATCGAAGCCAACCGCTTGTCGCCCGCTTTTGCCAGCACGCCCTTGAAAATGTTCTCCCGCTGCCGCCGCGTGGCCCCTGACAGGTCTGCCCATGCCGTGCTTCCCCGATAGCGGGCAATCAACCACGATAGGGTTCCTGCGGCCTCCCTGACCGGCTGCGAGGCTTCCTCGTCGCTCATGGCGGCCTGATAGGCGGCCATGAACTCAAGCGTGCCGAATACAGCCTTGATCCTGACCTTCCGGCGACCGGGGCGGCGCACGTACCAGATCGTCTGGCCGTGGCGCGTGACTTCCATTGAAGTGTAGGGCAGGCGGGGGCGGGGCATGGCGTCGATCACAGGTCCACAACCTCCGGCTCGTCAACTGTCTGCGGTGGGGATAGCGGGGGCAACTCGACCGGCTCGCGCAGATCAACGGCAATTTCTACCCCGTTCACCTTGACCGAGACGCGCGCAGCCCTTTCCTGCTTCGCCGCACGTATCGCGCGGGCAAAGTCAGCTTGGGTAAAGGCTGCGCGGGTGCGGGTCATGGGGCCTCCGGGGAGAGGGTTGACTTGAACATGCGGCCTTGCTCAGAAGTCGTTTCGACAAAAGGCAGAATGGCCTCTTTATGATGAAACGCTGGCGCTGTGTAAGTTCTGACTTCTTTTGCTCACTCATGGGGCCTCCGTGGAGAGGGCGGCAAGATATGCATTCAAATCCTCGGCCCATGACTCGTGCGTGATCTCCGAGCGTTCGCTGCACTCATAAATCCAACCGGAATCGTAGCCTCCTGAGACTGATGAGGTTGAGAGGCTTCCGCTAATCGCGATTTTTGTCTGGATAGATTTAAGCGCGCCACGCAACGCATCCCAATTATCGGCCCCGATTGTCAGCTTTAATTCAATGCGGCGTCTGGGCTTCTCCATCATCCCTCTCCCTTATTGAGGGCGGCGCGAAGCTGCTTTACGCTGTCATACCACTTGGCCGCCTTCTCCAACGCCTCGGCGCGTGCGCGCTGTTCTCCCGCGTCTCGCGAATGCATGGAGCTTTTGCTTTTCCAGACGTCCCTTTCGTACTCCATCCGCTCGGCGCGTGCTTCGGCGTTTGTCGCACGAATGCAAGCCTCGCCAGCTATGCCGCTGCTTTCGACGGCTGCATTGCGCGCCTCATCCCGTTCCCGCTCGCACTCCGCAAGCCTTGTGGATAGGGAGGTGAGGGCGGCGGCGGCTTCCTCAAGGGCGCGACGTGTATCGGGCAAACCCCAAGGATCGACCGCGCGCAACCGCTTCACCAGCCCTTCTACTTCCCCCACGGGGGCGGAAGGGGCGGCGGGACAGTCGCAATTCTCAACTTCGCGCTTTAGGCATTCGCAAAATTTCATATCTCGCTCCTGTACATCGCGCGCGGGGGCAAACTCGGCTTTGCAAGCGGCCCTGTCGCGCGGCGTTGTGGTTCGGCTTTCGGCATCGGGGCGGTTTTCAATGTCGGCGGCTTGCGTATGCCTATGTGCTTGATGCGCGCCCGGTCAGCTTTCGCGCCTTCCTTGTTCTCTTGCGCCGTTTTCTCGCGATGCTTTGAGCGAAGCGCGGGCGCTAGATTCGTCTCTCGGTTCTCGCCTCCGTTGCGAAGGCTTTTCTTGTGTTCCAAGTCCCATTGATCGCCGGGCTTGATCTTCTCTCCGCTGATGTGGCAGCGGCCATCGTGAGCGTCGAAAATCCGCGCGCGTACAGAAGGCGGCGGCATGGAGTCGGGCGTCTTACCGATCCATTCCAAAACGCTCCTGCCGTGTACGCGGATCGTCGGGCGCTTGGTCACACGCTTTCCTTTTGCGCCACAAGCGCGGAAATGCGCGCATCAATATCCGCAAGCTGCCGAGCGTACTTCTCGGTTAACTCATGCCGAACCGCGCGCCAAGCGTCAGCTTCATCGGAATACATGACGCCCATGTTTTGAGTAGTCGTTACATCGCCAGACCACGAGTGCGTCATGCCATCGCTACAGCCGCGCGAAACCGTTACCGAGTGAGTATTGTAAAAATACCCAAACGCTACCTTCCGCCGCCTGCCATACTTCTCGCCACCCGGCACAAGGTTTGCGGTAATCTCATCGCGGGTCATCGAGGCGGGCTTTGGGTAATCAGGCAAGCGAAGCGCCCTAGCTAAACGCAGCGCCTTTTCTAATTCTTCGACGCGCGCCTTTTCTGCCTTCGTCATTGCCATCACACATCATCCCCGTTTACCTTGCGAAAGCGCGTCTCCGGGTTCTCGCTCACGTAGTTGTCAAACTCGTCGCGCTCGTCAGCTACAACCTTGTTCGGATACAGCGCCCGAACGATCAATGTAATTATACCAAGGATTGCGGCTAGTATCACTAGCGCAATGAGAATGTCGAAACCTGTCCACATGGTTCGCCTCTATCTAAATCCGTTTCCGGCTCTGGCGTTTGCTTGCTCGCTACGCCACGCCTCAATCACGGCGTCCGCTCCGTTGCGCCTGTCGCGCAAGAACTCGTCACGCTCGACGGCTTCACATTCTGACTCGCAAGCCGCCGCATACTCGGGATGACTTTCGGCCCATGCCTCGCGCATCTGTGCGTTCGGCTCGTTCGCCTTGCGGATCAATTCAGCGCGCACACGCTTGCGCCGAAACTCAGCGCGAAGCCGCATTGCACGGGCGGCGGCTATGTCCTCGCTAGATGTAGCGAGGAAGTTTAGCGCCGCTTCGATCTTGTCGTCTGTGATGAGGCGCGACATTAGAACGGGATGTCGTCTGATAGATCGCCGCCTGGATTGTAGCCCTGCGGATCATCCGGCTTGCGCAGCTTCATCATCAGGTCTTTGTACTCGGGCGACTCCGCAATCAGGCCCTTGTAGTATTCGCCAAGGTCCGCGTAGATCGACGCATCCCATCGGTCGGCGGTCAGCGCCAGATAGACCGGCGCATTCGTCAATTCGCGCGCTTCAACGCCCTTGATGGCCGGGCCTACGCCCGTGACTTTCGCAATCGTTTTGCCGTCCTGCTTTTTCTCATTGACGATAGTCAACGTGCAGGGCTTTCCGACAATGTTGCGCGTGTCAAAGGGCTGCGGTCCGTCGAAATCTTCGGGGCCGAATTGTTTCTTGCGCCACGCCTCCAAATGCTGACGAAGTGTGGACTTCTCGTGCATGGACCACGTATAGCGTTTGTTGATCGTGAACGGCTTGCCGTCCTCCATGAACTCGTCGGACAATTCCCATGAAATCAGGACTTCATGGCGGGTTTTCTTTTCCCCATTGAACTCGTTCATATGCGTGCCAAGATCGACAAAGCGATAGCAGCGCGCGATGAATGTCCCGGCAGGGGCCGGGGTAAAGTCGCCGCCTTCGGATGGCTTCGGAATAATCATGCTTTTTTCCCCTTTTTAGCGCGAATTGCGCGAATGCGTTGGATCGTGTAGCGCGCGTGCATACGGTCTTGCCGGGCCTCTTTCATAAAGGCTTCGCGCATCCAGAACCGGAACGGCTTCGCCATGCTGATGGCGCGCGTGTGCGTGATCCGGCAACCGTTCAAAATTGACAGCAGTGTTTCCTCGGTCATGTCACGCTCCGCGTATGGTGATGATAGGCTGCGGGTTTGCTATCTGGACGCCTTCGGGCACATCGCCCTTGTCAACGTCCGCTTGAATGGCGTCCCTGTTCGTCTTGAATGTGATGTGTGGCACGCGGTAGCGATCCGGTATTGCGCCCTCGTCAATGATGAGGCGCGGCTTGCCCATGCGGACGGATACCGTCATGTCGGGCAGCGTCAGCTTGCGTTCGCCAGCGTTCAACATGGATTCCGCAACCGTCGCGCGGTATTGCTTTGCGCGGTGTAGAAGCCGCGCCTTGCGCTGTTGCATGTCGTCAATGATGCTTTGCAGCCCTTCGGCCATCGCCTCGCTTGCCTTGGCTTCGCGAAGGACAAGCCCGCACAGTTCCGGGTAGCTCGACGCGCCTTCTAGTGTATCAAGCAAAGTCTGATCATCGTCAGACAGTCCGCCAATTTGCTTGATTTGCTCGCGCAGTTCGGCATGTTTCACGCCTTCCGCGCGTAGGGCATAGACGTTGTTCATCGCCCGATTTCCTTCCTAAGCGCGTCGTGCCGTTCGCTTTTCAGTTTCGCGACAATGTGCGAGGTTTTTTTATGCTGCCTCTTTGCCGCCGCTATCTTGCGTTGGTAGTAGCGGACGAAGGCGGGCTGTGCGTGCGCTGTCCAATGTAGCCAGAGACGCCAGCGCCAATATGAGATTGCGCGGATCATATTGCCCTTGCGTTCATAAGTTGCTGGCGTTGCTTTTCGCGCTTCCACACAATGCCGCCATGGTCGATTATTTCGCGGTTTGTGTAGCCAGCGGCACGCAAGCGCTTTATGAAATCCGCAAGCGACCCAAAGTCTTTGACGACCTTTGCCATTTCGCAGCGCATGGCTTCCTCTGCAATGTACGGACTCATGGCGTTGCAATCCAAGCTATCGCAAGAAGCACGCCTTCTGAGAGGGTTTCAGCGTCGGTCATGGCGACACCTTCGCGCGTCGGATGTGATCGCTATTGTTGACAGTTTCGTAGCCGTAGCCGTAGCCGTCGCCGTAGCCGTAGCCCTTGCCGTAGCCGTAGCCGTCGCCGTAGCCGTAGCCGTAGCCCTTGCCGTAGC